ACGGACAGCAGGTACTTATCAATGCAATTGTCGAAAACAGCTGAGCGTGTTGGGCTGACCCTGCTGCGGTGGGGGACTAGACGCCCAATCATGCTGATCCAGCCTCCAACCTGGACTATCCAGTACATCAAGCCAATTCCTCCAGCGGAGCCCAACAACTTGCTGCGGCCTGTTGGCCGAGTTGGCGCATGGATGATCAGAAGAGCCAATCCATTGGCTCACATTCAACCAAGCGTTTGTGCGATTAAGGTAACCTTGCCCTAAAATTACCTCTTACAGTATTATCCAATGCCTGAAACCAAGTACACGCAGGAGTTCTTTGATAACTCTTTTTTTGAGAGTAGATATTTAGATAGACGACTGTACGCAGATGACATCAACAACCTCTCTCCAAGCGAGGCCAAATCCCTAAAGACTGAGCTTGAAAGAGCGCTTGATGGAATAAACGATAAATTTAACAAGGAGAAGGACTGCGAAGATTATGACTGGCTGCATAAGTTAAGCGTCAAGAAAGAGGTGGTAAAAGTCTTCCTTGAAAGAGTCGATGCTTATCGGCCGCCTTCGCACGTACCGTTCAATACTCAATACCACCTGTCATTTTTCAGACAGCAGGTGGCCAAGCGTATTGGTCCGCTTGAAGCTGATCGTTTGTACGAGAAGGCAAGACTTTTAGCCGATAGTCAAACCAAAAAAGAATTCAATCTTTGATCAATGCTCGATTCTCGCTTTTACGTCAAAGTCCTGAGTCAAACCTTTGAGCCACAGCGAATGATATGGCTCGCGATGCATCAAGACTACTACGAAGGTTCCGTTGCGGATGTTCAGGCACCTGCCGAGACTGATGCTGGTGCGCTGGTGGTTAAGCACTTGCTGAACGGCGAGAGAGGACACTATGGCCCGTTGGAGCACCCGCAGATCAGCCTGTCAGTTACTGGCTTTCCGCACTCTGTAATGCAGCAAGCCAGAACCCATCGCGTTGGGGTCAGCTTTGACGTGCAGTCAATGCGTTACACCGGACAGCGTATTTACAAATACTTCTTCGAGAATGGCATTGATATCGAGGACTTGTTTTACTTCAGGCCCTCTGGCAGTTACAGGAGCAGAAGTGGCAGGAAGTATGCCTACAGCGAAACCATGCGCCAAACCGATATTGAGATCGCCAAGCACCTAGCCAAGGTTTACGCATACAAGCTGCAGGATGGCCACGCAGAAGAGCACGCAAGAGACATGCTTCCCTTTAACTTCAGGCAGAATTTTGTCGTTAGCTTCAACCTAAGAAGTGCTCTGCACTTTCTTGACCTTAGGTCCAAGCTTGACGCCCAAAAAGAAATCGTTGAATTGTGCGAGTTGATTCTGCCTTGCCTTGAATCTTGGGCGCCGCAGGTCATGGATTATTACGTGCAGAAACGATTAGGGAAAGCACGTCTTGCGCCATGACACTTGAAGACGCGCTTGATGAGCTGTACAAGGGGCAGACGAATGTGGCAAAGCAAGCAGCGAAACTAGGCCTCCCAACCAGTGAGCTGCAGCAGATCTTCAGGGATTATGCCGTGTCTCAAGTAGTTGACCCGGACGTGTGGCAAGGCGACACTCAAGCTTCGTGGCCCTACATAACATGACATATAACTCAGGTGTAATCCCAATGAGCACTGGCGCTCATCCATGCCCCTGCGGCAATGTTTGTGTGTTTAAGCCTTGGTTCTTCGATGGCAAGGTCGTTCATTGGGGTCCGACGCAACAAACCGAGTCGGCAGCGCTTGCGCTTGCCGAGACAATCAAACAAAAGCTTGAATAAACCGTGCCTTCTTTGCGTTACCACGCTGGTCGCATGGTTTTAAGCCAGGACGATGGTGTTTGGCACGTCAAAATAAAGGTCAAGAAGGAGAAAGTGGTTTATAAGCTTTCGGCGGTGGAGCTTCCTGATGCTGTTTTAGAAGCTGAGCAGCTTTACGCTGATGCAAAATGCCTTAGCAGCAGTCAACCTAGATGCATGAACTGCATACACTGGGAAATCGTAAAAGCCAGCTGCAGCGTTGGATGCCCTGAGGGCAGGATGACTGGAGGCACGTTTGCTAAAGACTGCGCGTATTTTTGGTCAAATGACAAGCCTTGAACTTATCGACAAGGACGGCGTCAAGCTTTGGAGGATTGAATACAACGGCATGACTCGCTACTTCCGCGAATCTGAGGAAGAATATGTAATTGCCTTGATAGCTGAACTCAAAAGGCTTTATTCAAGTGATGCATAAACAGCGTCCATTTCTGCGATGTGATTTACGGCCTGTTTAATCAACTTCTGCTGATGCCAGGCTTGTCTGGTCAAGGAAACAGCTAAGCCTTGGAGTGTCTCAACGTCTGGGATCTTTTCGACTGCTCTGACCGCACGTTCAAGCGCAAGTTCCTCTTCTAAGGAGCTTGATACCACCATCCATTCATTCCAGGCCATCATGTTGCTCCATGGATTCCAAAATTTTGTGCTCTTGGGAATAAGGGCGCGTCGACCTTACGTGCATGTAATCATGCACGCCTTGCAATAGCCAGTCTGGCGGCCAGCAGTTATTCCAATTAACTGGTTGGGCGCAGCCAACAACGACTGTCGCCCAGAAAGCAGTGATATAGCTGTAAAGCCAATACCAGCTGCTCATTACGCCGCTGACGGCATCACGGTTAGGTGGTTGTTGTAATGACCAACCAGTGCATAGCTTTGAGCTGGGACTGAACTCATCTCGTGAAACACCATCTGTCCAATTTTTAGCCCCGGATAGAGCGGCAGTGGATGGTGCTTACGCTCGTTTTTTAGCTCAAGCGTCAGCTTGCTGCCATGCCAGCCTGGGTCGCACCAGCCAGCAAGAAGATGATTGAGACCTTCCCTTGCACGGCTTGACTTGAGTACAAACTGTGCGCTGAT